GAAATCTTTGTGCTCCTAAATTAACATCTCCGCCACCAGCACCTCTAACAGCATCTGCTGTAAATACAAACTCATTATTAGATAACATCGCTGGGATATCATCTGCTTTTTCTTTTATACCAACAGGTGGTATAAATCCACCAGTTTTTCTAAGATCTAGCTCCTTAACACCTTTTGGATTTTGTCTAACAGGTAGTCCCTCGACGCCCGCCGCTTGCATGGCATTCATGCTTGCAGTATCGCCTTTGGCTTTCCCTCTTCTAGGAATGTCTACAGCTCCTTCCGGCATTGCTTCAGATTTTGGCACCAGTTTTAACTGGCTTCTACCAAATTTATCGTAAGTTAAAATTACAATCTTGTCACCATAGTCATCGTCATCATCAAGTTCATCTAATATTGAGGGTAATCTTTGTTCCTCTTCCATAAGTGATTGTAATCCTCTTTTCTTTGTGCCTTTATCAAAACCCATTCTACCACCCATAGCCTTAGAATTTTTAATTTGATCAATTTCTGCTTGTGATGCTCCAGTGATAGTCATAATCGTATCATCGTCTGCTCCTCTTGAAAGCATATCTTTTATCATTTTAATTTTTTCATCAGTTCCTTCATCAAAACCTATTCTACCACCTAAAGCGGCTACACCTCTTGTTGATTCCATTTTTCTTTTACTCATTCTATCAAATTCTTCTTGTGCTGCTTTTGCAGCATCTTTTGGAGATAATCCCATGTCTAAATATTTTTCAAACAGAGCTTCTAATATTTTATCGTTCTCTAGATTAGATGCCATTTTTATTGGTATGTCTTCTTCAATACCAAAGTCTCCTGGTTTTGGTCCAAAAGGATTTACAGGTTGTGTTGGATCTGGTGGTAATACTGGACCTGCCATCATCATATCTACTGGTCTAACTTCATCACCTTTAAACTCTGGCATAGTTCTTAACATTGGTAATCCCTCTTCTTCTATAACCTCATCTCCGTTTGCAAAACCTACTCTACCACCTGCAGCATACTCAGATGTGTTTGTTGTAACAAATTCTATTACTTCTTCTTCTGTTGCGTTTGGATTTAAATTTCTATAATATAGTTCTAAATATTTTGATGGATCTCTAGCTAATTCTGCTTCAGCTTGTTCTTCTGGCATACCAAGTGTTTTTGTTAAAAAAGTAGATACCACACCTAATGTTGCTAGTTTACCTATGTTGCCCATTTTACCATCACCTATACCTAGAAATTTTGAAAATGGAGTGCCTTTTCTAAAAACTTCACCTCCAGTATCTACCATTTGTGGTCCTAAAAATTTATCTGCTAGAAAAGCTTTTGATGCTCCTAGATTAGCTAAAACATTACCTGGTTTCAATAATCCAAAACCAGATCCAGTAACTCCGCTTCCAAGTTTTGCGCCTAAAGCTCCAAGTCCTGCTGTGCCTGCATATAATAATGCAGCTTTACCTATCGGAGATTTTGCAATCTTCTTTACGCCTTTAACAGCTTTTTTAGCGGCTTTTTTAATACCGCCTAGTAAAGCTTGTTCTCTAGGCACGATATCCATAATGCCACCGCGCATGTATAATTGTCTTTTCATCTGTCCTCGTGTTATTGGCATAATTTAATTAAATCCTTATTGGCAGGCTTTGATATCCTGTAATCCTCAATCTACTTGGTTTTTGAGAATAAATCAAGACTTGGCATAATTAGTTTAAGATCTCTTCGAATGTCCTTTTCTGGCACTCCTTTTGCCTTCCATTCCTTATCATCTTTATATATTTCGCCAGTTTTTAAATTAGATATAGTCTCTATTATTTCTTTTGGTTTTATTTCTAACATTATGTAGTTACCTCTCTTGGCTGTATTTGTAATATAGAAGCTATAACGTGCAGCTCATTCGCGTCACTAGCTTGTACCTTTAATATCTCACTTTCTTCTACCACAAGAGGATGAGTTAAAAGTTCGGTTGTTGTATTAGATGCTACGGCTTTTGTCTTAAATAAACTAAAGACGTTACCAGAAGAATCAGTTAATGTAACATCAAGATTACAGCTAGATCCTGAGTCATTAGATACTAATAAAGATTTAACCAAAGATACGTTTGCCGTTGGTGTTGTATATAGCGTGGTGTTGTCTGTTGATGTTAGATCTACTTTTGCGTTTACGAAACTATTTGACATTAATTTAAAAAGAAGTTTTCAGCTTCTACCTCATCCTTTAATTCTTGTTGATATGTTGTATTTAATTTTTGCACAATGGCATCAAGATCTCTAACTTGTGCATCAGCTACGTCTTGTCTATATTCTTTACTAGGTCTTGTTAATACTTGTACTATCTTTGCCATTATCTTCTTCCATCTGGTTGTATATCTAATCTAAATCCACCAAGTTTCCAACTTTGCGCTGCAGCTGTATTTGCAACTTTTAAAGACACTGCTCTTGCTCTAGCTCTCGTATCAACTTTTTCTGTTGATGAAGTAATTGTAAAAGGACCAAGAGCTGAACTTGCTTCTGTGTTATTTGGAAAATTCCTTAAATTTAATGTTATTTGTGTGTTACCTGTTTGTGATAAAAAGTCAGGGATAAATCTTCTAATCTTTGCAAAGAACTCACCATCACCACCTTGACTTATATCAAAGTCTCCAGACTGTATGTTTGAGGTTACAGCTGTTGTTGCTGTGGATGTAACTTGATCTGTGCCAGTTTCGTGTTCGTAATATATTGTACAACCATCTGTATTACCCACGACGTCGTAAGAGTTGTTGGAGTCAGCATCATAGTCTGTAGCATGAGGTTTACCAAAAACAGCAGAGTCTTGCCACGTTGTTCTATCTAACGTGCCTGTTGTCCATATTGGTCTTTGCGGTGTTGATTCAAAATAATTGTAAGTTACAACTCTATTTATAACAGTAGATCCTGAAGAAGCATAAAACCAATTAATCTCTCCAAACAAATTATTTAATCCAGCGTTGATAAGTTGATTAGCTGTTGTATTCAAATCATCAAAAACAAAATCTTCTACTAAACATGGTAATGATTGAAGCGCACCAGCATATTTAAAGAAGCCATTTTCTGAAAACCAGTATGCAGCGCCGTCTACTTCAACAGCTGCGTTCTGTCCTATCAATCCACAGTTTGTACCTACCTGTGCAAAACCAAATGTAAATGGTGGACCAATAAATCTTTGTGTAAATAAAGCAGTGTCTGTCCAAACATAGATCGCATCACGACCTCTAACCGCTCCCATAATTCTAGAACCGTCAGCCAGTCTCTGTGTGCCAGCAGTGTTGGTTGCTGTAGGTGTGTAAGTATTAATATCCTCTTGGTTTGAGAATCTAATAAACATTTGATCTTGTGTGGTTGGTGAACCGATCGTTGTTTCAGTTCCAAAAAATACTAAGTGTCTATCCGGCGTAGATACAATCATGTCTCTCGATGCTGTTGGCGCTCCAGAAATAATTGTAGCTCTTGTTGCCGTAGCGTTTGATGCATCTGAATTCCACTCAAAAACTTGTGCGTTGTGTATAAGTGCAATAATTTTACTGCCAAAGTTATCGATAGACCAAAGACCTGGATCAATTGTTAAGTCTCCAGATGCAGCCTCGCCCCACGCTACGAAGTCTGACGTATTTGTTACAGTAGCTCCGTCTGAGTGTGCAGCTCTTGTTGTTCCTCTAACTGCTCTCGTAATTCCTGTTAAGTCATTACCAGAAACTCCTGTGTAAGATATTTCTTCTGTTCCTACTTTTATAAAGTTTGTTCCTGTTGATGGAAAGTTTGTTGTGCTCGCTAATGTTATACTTGTTCCTGATCCACCTGTTCCGTTAGCATCATTTAACAATGCTCCGTTTAAAGTTGATGTTTGAGGGTTAGAAGCTTCACCACTCCAAGAACCTAAACCCCAACCAAATCCCGGTAATTGCTCTGCAGGTCCAACGCTATAATATATTTGAACTCTAATACCTCCAGACGTTGTAGCTCCAGATCCCGTTTCGTTTGAAGACATTGTAATTGTAATTGTCGTATTAGTTGGTGTGCTAGCAACCATAAATTTGTTATCATCAAAATCAGAAGCACTGTAATTAGAGTTTGTGATAGTTGTAAAGTTATCTAATAAAATTATGTCGCCAGGGCTTAAGCCATGACCTGTAGAAAAAGTTATAGTGACAGTGGCTGATCCGTTAGTTGTACTGAATGCATTGGTAAGTGTTGTTGTAGATTTTATTGGGTGTATATCATAAAACACACCTCCTGAATAAGCGTATAAAATTCTATTAGTCCCTATAATAGAATATTTTACTCCATCACTACTTACGATATGGTGCATAGCTCGAGCGGCACCAGTAAGTTTATTTGTTCCTAGTTGCTGCCAACCACCTATTTTTTCTGGTGAGCCATATCTAAATCTAACATTATCACCATCTACCCACTGTCCTTCAGCTTGGGTTTCTGTTAGTTGTTTGTTAAAGCCTGGTAAAAACTGTACTTTTTGTAACGCCATAATATATTAAAATATAGTAGAAAAGTTAACATATCAACTTTTAATTAAAGTCAAAAACCACAGAATACCTATAGGAATCCACACTGTCAAAGACTTTGTTGGGCATATATTCTATAGAGTGAGGCACCGAGCCATCAAAAATTATAATAGAATTTTCTATTGCGGGAAAAATAATTTTTTGATCTTTTAAACGTAGACCATAACAATCTTGGTTAGATTGTAAATAAAACACACAACTTAATTTTGTGTCATGAGAATGAAAAACATATTTATTATCTTCAACCGAAAGATTACACCAAGTTCTAACCAGTTTAAAATCTTTATTAATATTTTTTACTAATTTTATAACTTTGTCTTTTAACTTATTAAAAGATGAAACATGTTTTAATCTTTCATCTAAATTACTCCATGTTTGATATAAAGGAAAATTTGGATATGAAGGAAGTTCCCAAACTATGTTACCCCTTGCATATTCTAAATCTACAGCTTCTTTAATATTTTTTAAATCTTCTGTTTTACAAAGATCAAATTTTCTATAAAATTTAATATTATTGACACTAGTTATTATCACTTTGTTATTTTATCTTTTGAAAAATCACCAGGTAAACCTACCATAGGCCTACCATCAAATTTATTTTTTTCTGCGTCTTTACTATTTTGACTATTATAGTGTAAAAAAACTTGACCACAATTTTGTCCTTCAAAAGTTTCTCTCCAATGTTCTAAATCACACCCTCTATAGATGAGCATATCACCGGGTTGCAAATCTATTCTTAAACCTGCCATATCTTTTTTTCCAGAGGGCTCTAAATAAATTGGCCAAGGGTCACCACCAAGATTTAAAGTTGTAGATATTTCACAACTAAATCTATCTGAGTGTCTGTGTAAAACATCACCGTTCTTATAAATTCTAGCATAAGAGTAAGTTGGATAAACTTTAAAACCAGTTTCTTTTTCCATTCTAGGAATTAAACCTAGTAACAAAGTTTCCATAACTAAATCTGCGTAATGAG